AAGTTGCGGTGCAGCCTTTTGGACTTGCTCGGCGTTGACGACGTTGCCTAGTCCAACATCGGACTTGGAAACGCTGTGCGGGTTGCCAGTGGCTACCGTGGAGTGCGTATAGGCAGCTAGAGCTTCAGCAGCAGTGACCGCATTGCCACCGCCTTCGTCCAGCATGGTATCGGTGTTCTGCGTATGCGACGCACTGTCCAGCGTGTTGATCTGGCTCTGGATCGCGGAGGTCACGCCGGACACATAGCCCAACTCCGTAGGAGTGACACCGCCGACATTCTTACCGTTTACGTCAAGATTGCCGCCGAGTTGTGGCGTGGTGTCTTCGACAAGCTCAGTCAGGAAATTACCGTTGACAGTTCCCATTTGGAACTCCTATCTTCATGGCGTTTATGCCATCATTCTTAAATCAGCCTGCCGCTGCTCTCGCCGCTCCGTCGGCCCCGGCGGCAACGGGCGTTGTTCTCGTTCACACCACACCCGGATCGCTGCCATCGCACCGTAGCACGTCAGCAGCGTGTTCAGGAATGATGTGAGCGTGCCGGTCATTTCAACTTCCAATTCGTCATTGGCCGTTGTTCTTCCTCAGCGTTGTGATCATCACGTCAAGCTGCGAATGCACCCGAGCCATGTCCCGCTCGAATCCCTTGACCAAGTTGTCCAACTCGGTGCTGAGCCGTGCCCGGTCCTCCTCGAGCATCCGAATCCGCTTGTTGTGGTCGATCAAAGTTGAAGAATGAGTACAGATAGTCTGGTGGTTTTGCCGGATGCGTTCGTGGGCGACCGACCTGTCAGTTCCGAACCAGTACGCCGTAGACGTGACGGCAATGGCCAATGTCGTCATCCAGGTAGCAACAGCCACCACGACTTTTGCCCACGCGCTTGAGTTCTTTATCTGGTCTACTACCATCATGGGCTGCTCCCGATCTGCGATTCGAGTGATGTCACCCGTTCGTCGAGTTCTCCGATCATCTCCCGCGCCCTTTCGTCCACCACAAGTTCTCCAGCAAACGCCTCGTAGTTGCCGGACAGATCCTCGAAGCACTTGTCCCAACCATGAATTTCGCCGAAGATGTATCCCGTGAAGAACGCCAAAGCCATGATGAACAGCGATGCCACGACTCCCAAGCCGATGAACAATGATCTCATCTCACCCACCTCCATAAGTGTTATGTTCGCCATAAGCCCCACCACCGTATCCGCCGTATCCCCCGTAGCCACCATACCCGCCGAACTGCAACGGATTGGATGTCATGGCTCTCAACACGGCGTGGCCGGCAGCCAGGGCCATCCCGATGCCGGCGACCGCTTGCGGATTCTGCGACACCCACTGCTGCTGGAAAAACGCGAGCAGAGCCAGCACGATGGCAACGGCAGCCAGCCACATCGTCTTGCTTGCCCACCACGGCTTCGGCCGTTTCTTTTCGACCAATCCAAAGCACCATCCCGCCCAATACTGTTCGATGTTTTCTGTTGGCTCGGGCGACGACTCGCTGTATTCATCGATCCACCGGCCTTCCCGGTACGCGCCATAGCCCGTCCAGAACTCTGGAGGATTCTCCCGGCTGCATGGGTCTTGTCTTGGCTTCATCATGCCAGCTACTCAGCCTCTTGGAAAAACACCCGTGTTCCGTCAAAGGCCACGGCTGTCGGAAGTTCCAGTTTCGGGTGATACAAAACAACAGCAGCCTCAACTCCACTCGCCGGAAACGAATACACTGCGAATTGGTAGTTTCCCTTCAAGTCAAACCAGATGCCGTTACATTGATTACTTGTGTGTACTGCAACATCCTCAATCATCCAATCGGCAGCAATGGCCAATAGGATGATCAGCACGATCAAGAGCTTGAAGCAGTTTGCCATGCTACAGCCCTTTCGGCTGAATCAACCACCAATAGGCCAACTCCAACAACTCGCACAGCTTCCAAATGCCCAACGGCCACAGGATCAAGGAACCAACAACCAACGCATCGATCATGTGCCCCAGGATGTCCATGAGCCGTCCGTACATTTCGTTCATGATTCCAACTCGTTCATAGCTTCACAGGCCATGTCCGTCCAGAAGACTTCCGCCGCAACCCGGACGTCCGATCCTTCGCTGTTCTTCCACTGCCACCATATCCAGATGATCTGAATGGCCAAGCTGATCAGGGCGATCAAGATCAACGGGTTGCCAACTTTGTGAACCCGGCAGCGTGTCATGACCTGCCGCTTCAGAGCCTCCCGGGCATCCTTCTCGCTCCGGGCCGTCCACAGGGCCGGGTCGGTCAACACACAAGCTGCGATCACCTTCCTCTTCGTTTCCTCCCTGCAAGGGAACCACCGCAGCCTTGCGTTGTGGGCCAGCAAACTGTTCTGGAACATCCTCAGGTTTGTGGCCATCATTTGCCTCCCCTCGTAACGAAGGCCGTGACTGCCGACGTGAACCCAACCACCCCGGCCGACAGCAGCAGCTTCCAGGCCACCGCCGACCTGATCCAATCACCCGTCCACACCGCAGCCAGCCCGAGACCTCCCCCGATCAGCAATCCGACCAACGCCGCGATGTGGATGTGCTTGCGGGACATCATCGCCACCTCCGGAACAGACGGAACCGACGCACCCTTGGCCGGCACGTGCCGCTGCTGTAATTGGCCGGGGACGCTTGCCGCTTTGGTTTGGCAGCCGGCACGAGCGGACACTGGCCGTCGGGGCAAGCCGCTTGATCATCCGGGACAGCCGGCGGATCTGGCTCGACGAAGGGCGGATCGGGCAGGTGCTCCCCGTCCTGGTTCTGATAGTTCTTCAGGTCCTGTTGCAGCAACCGAAAGCCCTCCGGGCACAGCGGAACACCGGGACTGCCGGCGGCACATTCATCGCACAACTTGCGGTGCTTGTCGAACAGGGGCGTGGGGATGCTCATGGCAGGTTCGCAGACCCGCCGGCGCTTGTGCTGCTCGACGATCTCCTCTGCCTCTTCGATGTCCTCGTCGCTGATGATGTTCGCCGCCGCCTTGATGCCCTTCGCCAGCTTCACGCCGAACTCCGCCAGATTGCACGCCTTGCGGTACAGATCGACGATGCCCTCCGGATTGCCAACCTCCACCCGATCGTCTCCCATAGCATCCGAATCAGCGGCAGGAACGTCCGAAGCGACAGCGGGCTGGTCCACGGGCTGGATGTCCCACGATGCTGCCCAATAGCCGGCCAGCCCGGCAATGACCAACAGCGCAAACAACTCGACTCCACCGATTCGATCGTTCATTGCAAACTCCTTTCGGAGACAACCCGCAGTGCCCATGCACCATATCTCCAATTGATCTGGCCCCAAGACACCCAGATTCCCATCCCGTTCTGTCCCCAGGTGGTCCCCCACGAGTTCGGGCCAAATGGGCCTTCCGGCCTGTACTCCGTCCCACAGACCGCGTGGCCCCTGGCACCATAAACCACGATGAACCCACGAAGGACGGCCGAGACGAACTCCTCGATCGTCTGGATGTCAAACACCTCGACTGCCCGGAAGTTCATCGCCGCTTCATAGGCCTCACGAGACGGCTTCCTCTGCCAGCCCTTCGACCGGGGCCAAACTTCCATCGGAGCACACCCATGCTCCTGAACGAAACGCAGGTTCTGGTCGATCGAGGAGCCAGCGTCCCGCCCGCCAGAGGTGGTGTAGTAGATGAACCACGGATTCAGCGGGACGTGGGGTAGACCGGAAACACGGGCACATGTCATGAGTGCCTGAGCCGTGGCTTCCGTTGCACAGCTTCCCACGCCGTCCTGGTCGAGAATCATCGGAACGAACGGCGTCACCTTGTTCTTTCGGGAAAGGGACTCCCACTGATTTTGAGGAACAAGCTCGATGCGTTCCTCTGCCAACGGGAACCACTCACCAGGGCGGCTGACCCTGGGCAAGCATCCGGTTTTCTTCCCTGGCGGAACGACGTGATAGATGCCGTTGTCGATTCTCATGCCTACCCCCCTGCACTTTTGATTGCCTGGATCGTGTCGGCCACGTTCTTCGGCATCGGAGTGACTTTGATCACTTCTCCGTAGTTGGCTTTTCCCACCACCAGGGCCGGCACATCGCCTTCGGCCGCATCTGCATAGGGCTTGGTTTGCTCGCTCGTCTCATCGTGGTCGATGGCCCGGAACGTGTGCCCCTTCGCTTCGCAGTATTGCCTCACGTCTTCCGACAGGATGATCGTGGCCAACCATGTCGGCCGATCCCCGGATTCCTCCACGACGATCGCCGTCCTCGCACCCGGAGCAACACCACCGCCGGCAAACTGGCCCATGTTCCGGACGACCAGCATCGCCAAGCAGAACACGACCAACGCAAACTGGATGGCCCGTCGGTTACTCATGACACCCCTCCCCTGTTTGCGTCAATCCAAGCCTGGACCTGTGTGGCGATTCCCTTGCCAAGCATCACCGGCCAGCCAGCCGTCAGCACCAACGTGTTACGGACGACCCGTAAGAACCCGGCGGCCCCTTTGTATGGCCACCAATGCTGATTTTGACGGGCCGCTGCCACGGTGTAGGTTGCCAGCGTGATCAGGAACGCCAGCACCGTGACGGCCAGATAGGTCTCGGCGACGTACAGCATGAGCCGGATCATTGGACCTTCTCCTTGGGCACCGGATGGACGATGGCCTGCAAAGCGGACTCGGCAGCACCGGCCAGATTCTCCGCCGTCTCGCCCTGCCCGCTGGCGGCTGCCTGTTCCTGAAGATCGATGATCTCGTTCAACAAGCCATGAGAATCGACAGCGCCCGGCTTTGTCTTGGCACTCTTGTTTTCCGCCACCTTGCTGAACGCCTTGGACACTTGCGGCCAGAGCATCGTCAAGACCAGCACGGCGACCACACCAATCAGAATGTAGTCAGTCATTGCCATGGAAGAATCCTCCTAATGATGGAATAGAGGGCCGAAAGCCCACGCCATGCCTTCAATGCCCGCAGCTTTGCCAATCGCCACTGGGCCTCCACCCAGGCAACTACCACAAACAGCAAAACGAGGATGATGGACCACTGGGCGAGTTCGTTGAGCATGATCACCTGCACAACAGCCGACGCACCGGCCGTCTGGCCAGCAACCGCCTCACGGGCTGCCGCTCGCGAAGGAACGTCCTCACGGGCTGCCGCTCCCTCACGGCATGAACTACCCTGCGGACGGGTTGGACAGCGGCAGCTGCCACGGAACGTGCGGGGCTGACTTCCACGGCACACCCGGCAGACCCGCATTGGGCCTGGGCTTCACCGCACCACAAGATCGCCGCAACTGCTGCCGATGCCAATGCAAAACTCTTCATCGCTCGTCCTCCTGCTGGGGTTTGCTACTCTTCGAGGCAATCCAATGCATCTTCATATGCATCGTACCTTTGAATTGCTCCCATCACCTCTTTCGTTCTCCCGATCAATTCTGGAGTGTCCATTTCCCGGATGTTGTGGAACCCAGCCATGATCATCAAGCTCGCAGCTATCTGCTCGGCAGTCATTCCCGCGTTCAGGGCAGACCGCAACCCCTCGATGAAGCACTTGGGCAGTATCGAGCTTTCCCGCTGGGTTTTCCGGGTGAACACGAGAACGTGCAAGTCGATCGTGCCCATGCTCGTTCTTGGTTTCTCCATTTCTCGCTCTCCATCATATCAAACGGGGGCCAGTTCCCTCATACTGATTTCTCGTTTTTGGAAAGTACAACCCAGCTTCGGTCGATTTCCGTGTTCTGGAGCACCATCCTGTAGCCGTCCTGGCCGTCGGCGAAGAATGAACGCTCCACTGCTACAGCCCGGAATCCCATGTGCTGGAAGAACAACTGTGCTTCAAGATTCTGTTCTCCGACTTCGACCATCACGGCGTTCTCGCCGGGCCTCGCCAGCACCCTGGCCAGATCGTCCACCAGCATCCGGCCCAGGCCGAGACCCCGTTCCTCCGGGTGGACGGCCATCGTTTCGATGAGCAGCACCTTCTGCCGCAGTTCTCGTCTCCAGAGGCTGTACACTGCATGGCCCACGACCCTGCCGGTGTCCGCCTCGACGACGGACTTTCCGATCGTGTTCCTCTTCCGGAGTGCTGCCAAGAATTCATTCTTCCTCCAGGGGCTCCCGAACGACCTGCGTTCGATGTCGGCGATTTCGTCGACGTCCCTCCTGTATGCCCAGCGAATGTAGTAACCGTTCATCTTCCTTCTCCTCCTCTCCTCGGATCAGGGATTCCTCGTCCTCCGTGGCCGATCCCCGCACGATCCTTCTCCGCTTCTTCTTTCTCCTCCACGCGCCGGGCCGGCGGATGTACTCGTCCACCCCGCCCTCGTCCATCTCGTAGATTTCCCGCAGCACCGGGTCCATGTTCTCGATTTCCTCGTCCGTCAGATCTTCCGGCATGTCCATGTCTCCTATCACGTCGTCTTCCCGCCACCGGCCGGCGTGGTGCTCCAGCATCTCCATCGCCCGGGGAAGCGTGATCGCCAGGGCCGTGCCCGCGTCGGCGTGGCCGAACTCGTCGGAAATGGCCGTGAGCTTGTACTTGCTGGGAGGCCGGTGCTCGATCTGGAACTTGCCGAAGTCCCGCCGCAGCGTGCCGTCCGGCAGATCGTAGCACTTGAGAACCCGGTCCTTCAGCGCCACCACGAACGCCGTGGCCATCGCCGTCAAGTTGCCCGGCCTGGAGAATTCCACGGCCTGCATCGGGATGCTGCTTGCCCGGAGACGCTGGGCCATCATCGAGCCGCCGGCGGCCGGGTCGTAGCCGAACCACTCGATGTCGAACCGCTCCGCGAGCCGCCGGCATTCGTCCTCCACGGCCATCAGGTCCACCTCCAGCTTGTTCCCCTGGGGAGTGTCGGGCTTCCACCGGCGGATGCAGGCAGTGTGAAGCAGGCCGTCCTGTGCATTCACTCCCATCACGACCAGCCCGGCATGGTCGTGGCTGATGCCGAGGTCGAGGCCGGCGATGTACCGCCAGCCGGGTGCGGGCTGCTGGGTGGGGCCTCCCAAGCAGAAGGCGTCCTCGATCGACGCCTCGTCCACCGCTCCTCCCACCCCGCTGATCCACTGGCCCCTCCACAACCGGGCGAATTCTGCCCCGATCGGGTCGTTCTTCTTCGCCTCCTCCACGTCTTCCTCGCTGATCCAGGGAGCGAGCTTGCTCCAGATGTGGACCTTCCACCGCTGCTGGTTCTCGATGGCGTTCTTCCGCCACACCCATGCCTTGCTGTTCCGGATGCCGGCGTTGGTCGACACGATGATGATCCCCTGCGGCACCCCGGAAGCATTGTTCCAGTGCGTTTGCATCACCGACCACTTGTCGACGTGAACCAGCTCGTTGAGCACCAGGACATCGGGCGTCTGCCCCTGGGCCTCGCCGGAAGTGCCGGTGGCCTCGATCCGCACCCATGCTTCCTTCGGCATCTTCCGGCTGCGGATGCACGACTGGATGATTTCCACCTTGTCGCCCAGCCACTGGTTGTAGTGAACCAGCTCGACTGCCCGGTCCTCGATGATCCGGGCCTGCCGGCTGTTCGCCGCCACCACCTGGCACTTGACGGGCCTGCGTGCGAAGGCAATCAGCCAGACCAGGCAGATCGCAAGATCGCTGTCCTTGCCGGCCTTCTTCGTACGCTCGATCCAGAACCGGCGGACCGGCGGGGGACTGCCGTCCCGAACGGCGTGCAGGGAGGGGCCGAGGCTGGCGAACGATTCCTTCTGGAAGTCCGCCATGCACAGCTCGTAGAGGCGGGGGCCGGTAGCCGACGGGATCGTCAGCCCCCTGGTGAAGAGGAAGAAGTCGTTCGCAGACTTTTCCATGTATGCCCGGTTGATCAGATCCGGGTCGAACTTGTCGCTGCCCACGTCAACCCTCTCAAGCGGCTGAGGATCCGTCCCGGGCATCCGTGTCCTGCTGCTTCCCCGCAGCGCCGCCCCCGGGCAGGGCCGTCCGCCCGTTCCTGCTTCCCTCCCTGGCCTCTTCTTCCATCTTGGCCATCAGCACCTTTCCCTCGAGCACCGTCTCGGGAGAAATGTTGTCGAAGTTGATCTGCGTCTGCTGCCGGTTGTCGTGGTAGTGGTATTCCCTGGTGCCGGAAATCACTCCCTGAATCTTCGCGAGCAGCTGAATGGCCAGAGTTCTCTCCCTGAGGAACGCCGCGTCCCCGGCCTGCCCGGAAGTCGATCTGGTCACGACCTCGGTCTCGATCTCGCCTTCTCCTTCGCATTCCTCGCACCATTCTTCCGACTCCGGAGAACCGCCGGCCATTCCGGTTCCCTTGCACGCCCGGCACGACACCGGCCTGTACTCGACCTTCACAGTTTCCTTGTTCTTCTTGCTTCTTTCCCACGCCGTGGACGAATCGAGAATCACGCGCTCGAGCCTGGCAATTGCGACTCCCCTGCTCCGGTCGAGATCGGCGTTCAACTCGTGGTTGAACAATGCCCACACGTACTTCATGTCGATCGTCACCTGGGCAGGGGTAATCCCGTAGCGGCGGGCGAATTCCACCTGGTTGGTCAGCCCGTTGCAGACGTCATCGTACATCTTCATGATGCGGTTGAACCGGGCCTCCGTCATGTTCTTCGTGCGGAGATTCCGCTTCTCGAAGGCCTCGATGCCGTATGCAGTCGTGTCGAGCGGGCTGGTCATGATCGTTCAATTTAACATCAGTACTGCAGGGGCTGTCAACCCCGGTCCCCCCGATCTTGCTGAAGATGTTCCTTCTGCTGTTCTTTCTTCCCTCCTGCCTCGGCAGCTTCGCGGGTGGAATATGAGTTCTTTCCGGCACACCACTCACAGCTCCAGCCCGCCCGTCTCTCTACGTATTTGTAGAACCCAGTGTTTGCCACTTCCTCTACGTGTCGTTCGGCGTATACCCCAATGCCGTTGTCGTTTACCCAGACCGTCATCCCCGGCACAACCGGCACGCCGTCCGCCGTCTTCGGCAGCTTGTCAACGATGTCCCGCAGCCGCTTGATCTCGGCCTGTAACGCTTCGACCTTCGCTTGCAGTCGGTCTGCCCGTTCTTCCTCCCGATTTGCCGCCACGTCAGGCTCATGCTCCCAGAATTGCTTGCGCATCGTCCCCTCCTGCCGCCTCGGCGGCTCTGTTGGTCAGGCAACACTTTTTGAACTTCTTCCCGGCAGATTCGGGGCTTCGCTTCCCCTCTGCCCGTTGTCCGGGTGGCCTGCATGCTGATTCAGGAATCGGATCAATTGCCGTTTCTCGGTGGGTACTTCGGCAAGCTCGATGAACGCCGTGTTCCCTTCATCTTGCTCCCGGAAACGGCGGGCACAATCCGCTGCTTCTTTCGCTATGCCAACCCACTTGTACCCACGGTGGCCGTCCATCTCGTTCCCAAGAGCGACCCTGTGCAGCCTCATCGTCCCCTCCTGCCGCCGTCCTTGTTCTTCTTCCCAGCAGAAGCACCCCTCAGCAAGTTCTCCATGGTCTCTTGCACGGCCTCCACGAAAGCCTCATGGTCGTCCACATGATCCGCGTTCTCGCGGAATTTGCTCCAGGCCGCGTCGGCCACTTCCCTGCAACCGGACTCGCCGTCGAACACCCTCATCGCCCGTTCGGCCAGGTTGATCCTGCCGAACTCGTCGAGCCGGATGGACTCCCTTCGGCCCTCCTCGGCCGCCAGGGCCCTGATGTATTCCTCGCTTTCCGGCGTGAACTCCGGCAATTCGGCCGCCAGGGCGATCTCGTTGACTGCCTCTGCCTTGCCGGACAGCTTGTAGCTCTTCTGGACGCCGCCCGGGCACTCGATCATCATCCGCTCGACCACCATGAAGGCATTCGGCCTTGAAACGATGTCGTGGGCAGCCGTCTTGTGGTAGACGACCTGCCCGATCTCGAACTTGAACTCGACCTCGATCTTCTTCATCGCAGTTCTCCCGCTTGTTGCATCACTCCGATCCCTGTCTTTCCCTCGACATGGATTCGATTGAACTTTTCAGCCGCCTCATGCAGCAGTCCCCGAATTCTTTCACGCCGAGCAGCTCCCGCTCGTCCACGTGCTTCAGGTCCCTCAGCCAGATGATCCCCAGCTTGTTCTCGATCAAGTCGATCTGCCTGACGTTCAGCCCGTGCATCTCGAGTTCTGCCACAGCGACATCGAGCAGGTTGTCCGGTATGTTCATTCCTCCCCTCCCGCCGCCTCTGCGGCTTGTTGGTATTCCCGCTCCTCCCGCTCCCACCGAGTCTCCGCAAGTGAGCCGTGGAAGTGGCACCCGCAATCGAGCACGTACAAGAACAGTCTGTAATCCAGCCTGCACAGTGGGATGTTCCAGTTGTTATCCATCGTCCCCTCCTCCCTTTCGCGTCTTGGCGTCTTGGCGTGAGGCCTGTTTGACTAGTCTCACTGGTTGGCGGCTTCGCGGATTCTCCGCCCGCAGAACGGGCACCACTTCATCTCCGGCTGCTCTGTCAACGACTGGCCGTCGGTGAACTCGAAACACTCGCCGCAGGCCGTGTCGTAAATACCGCTGTCCTCGCGCCAGTCACACTCGCCACGCCCGGCGGGCTGAGCGGCGAGCTCGCCCCGCAGCCGCTCGATCTCGTCGGCGATCTCCGCCAGCCGATTGCATGTGTCGATACACTCCGGATCGCGGCTCATCGGCCCACCGGCCTGCTCTCGCAGCCATTGGATGTGGTCAGTCATCATTCCCTCCCGCCGCCTCGGTCGGCTGTTTGAATACCTGGATCAGAAGTGTATCTCCATAATTATCGCGCTGTATCGCACCGTACGTCCGAAACGCTCGCAGCAGCTGCCGCTCGTGCTCCGTTTCCGGTTCGACCTCAAGGCGAAGGCCGTTCGACTCATGTGCATAGTGGCCGATGAGCATTTTCATTCCTGTTCCCCTCCCCGGCAGAATCGTCCGCCGATGACTGTGCGGAGGGCGGCGGTAAGAGCTTGCCGGTCGCACACCGAAAGCTCGTGCCATTCGTACACCGATCTTTGGCAACCGTGAACGTGCTTATGCTCTTGCCACACCGCTTTTGCCAGTTCCTCCCAGTCCACGTCGTCCACGTGCGGCTTTTCAGCCAGGTGGACGACGCGGCCACCGTGACTAGCAACCTGCCTATCAGCATATTCCTTGGTGCTGAATGTAAGGCGGTGATCGTCGTTGCCAAACCACGCCCATCCTTCCAAGAGATTCATTGGCTTCGGTGGCCCGGCTTTCAGGCGACGCACCGCCTCGGCAACGTCCACCTGCTCGCCGCACGAGTCAGTTGCACCGTGGCGACTTACGAAACGACCGGGCAGTGGAGGCGCAAACGTCGATAGGTAGCCCCACTCTCGACACCTTGCACCACACTCCCACCCGTGGATTCTTGCCACTTCCCGGAGCATCCGCTCTATCTCGGGATGTGGCGTCGCCACATACCAGTGGTTCATCGCATCGCTCCGTTCGTGGTTGAAATGCGGCGGGCCGGGCTTCACCCACCCAGCGGTGAGGAGCCGTGTATTGGTACTCTTCTTCCCGGCTCCAGGTTACAGCCTTAATGGCTGCCACGACGCCGCCGCTGTCATCCTCCAATTTCGATCACTGTGCCCAACCCGAACTCCGGATAGGCATCCAGGTCGACGTTCAACACGATCTGCATGTCCAAGTCATCGGCCAGTTTCTCCAGCATGTCCCGCACCCGCTGCCGGTTCTGCAATCCACGGACGTTCTTCAGCGGCTCGTCCAGCACCAACAACCGCCGTCGCTTGGGCCTCGCCAGCATCAGGCAGGCCACCCGCAGGGCAAACGAAGCCACGTCGATCACCCCTCCCCCGATCTCGTTCAGCGGGTCGTCCAGCACCACACCTGCCCGGCTGAACTCCAGCGATGCTTCGGTTTTGCCACGCTTGGCATCGAACCGGATGCGGAACGAGTACGGCTCGTCGAAAACCGTCTGCAAGCACTCTGTCACCACAGCGCTGATCCGCTCGTGAACCTGCTGCTGAATCTCCTTCGCCAGTTGCTGGACCACCTGTTGAGCTTGTTCTGCTGATTTCCGAGCCTGCTGCTTCTCCTCCAGCATCTCCAGTTCCTGCTTGCGGGCCTCAACAGCCCAGCGGTACTGTGATTCCATCTCGGCCACGCTTGCTTGCAGATCAATGAAATCCATGTCGACCATTTGCTGCTCTTCGTTCACAGCTTGTCTCCCCACTTCTCCTTGAACTCCTCCAAAGCCTCAGCATACCCAGCTTCGGCCTCTTCGGTTTCCTGCTCCACGGTCTTCAGCAGCTTGCGGGCCGCGTCGAGCGACTTGCAGCCGAACTCCTCTTTCAGCCGGCCCATCTTCTCGTCACGGATGCCGGCGGCCCGGTCGGCTTCCCGCTGCAACCGATCCACTTTGGTCTTCAGCCGTTCGTATTCTTTCAGGTCCATTTTGGCCCCTTTCGATATGTCCAGTCGTGGTCAACAGGGTCTTCCCTCATGTGAAGAACACCACGATTGACCATGCCACGCACAACGGCTTTCACCTCTTCCACGTTGGTCCACGGACATGCTGCTTCGCAGCGTCTGAGAATGTGTACGAACAAAGGATCGCCAATGTCTTGCACGCAATCCCTGACGACCTGCTCCAGCAATTCGCTTCGCATTTCAAGCCTCCAACGATTTCAGCAACAGTTCCCGCACCATGTCGTCCATGTCGTTCTCGTCGAGGTACCGTTCGACCAGCTTGCGGAAGTCCATGCTGTCAGCGGCCAATTCCCGCATCGTCTGAACGAGGTGTTCCATGTCACGATCCGTGTAAACGACCGTCTCGTCATCATCCAGCCAAACGTCCTTCTTGTCGTCGAGACGGACCAACTCGACCGACCCGTCGCTGTAAAGCAACACCACGTTGCCGCCGTGTTCCCGCTCGTCCTGCTTGCGGGGAATCAGGCAGCCAGGATTCACCACTTGGCAGTTGCCGGACATCGCGGTGAACGGAATGTGGTTGTCACCGAACAGGGCCAGTTCGTAACCGGCCAGCGACTCCTTCAATCCGCTGACCTTGCCGGTGTCTGGAGCACCCGGATAGCTGCACCCCGGCTTCCAGACATACCGGTGAGCTACCAGCATCGGAAACCCGCCGTCGGGTGTCGGATGCTCGGGCCCTTCCAACTCCTCTCCCCAGTCGAATCCCCTGATGTCGATGCCACCGTTGATAGTGTGGACATATTCCTGTGATCCCGGATAGAGGTGGCTGACCTTCCCCGCTTCGACCAGCGTGTAGAGCCCGGTGAAGTCGCTCAGGCTGGTGTTGTGGTACGGCAAGTCGTGCTGGCCGTAGACGGTGTAGAACGGACGGGGCAGGTGAAGCAACGCGAAATTGATCAGCCTGGGCGGCGGGTTCCACCGATCGAACACGTCACCGCCGCAGATCACCGGCTTGCCGTCGGCCAGTTCCTGCAACTGCCCCAAACCCCTGCCCATCGCTGCATACCAATCCGGCTCGGCCGACCGTGCCGTGGGCGGCGTGTGGCACAAGTGGATGTCGGAGCACAAGACTGCAATCGGTTCTTCTTTCATTTCATTTCTCCCCCGCAAAGCGGACAGCGCCCGCCAAGCCTGTCGCGCATGTCCGTGCGAACAGCATCCAACCGTTCCTCGGCTTCCCCGGCAGCCGTGCAAGCCGCTTCAGCAGCTTCAACCAACCGCCGAATTGTCTTCGCCCTATTATCGACTTCTGCCAGTTCTTCTGCCGCACGGTCCAGCCCGATGATGTCGGGCACCTTCCGGTCGGCATCATCGGCCGCCCGCTCAGCAGCCGAGATTGCCCGTCTGAGAGCCTGCAACCGGTTGGATGCCTGGAAATACCCTTTCCCCGCTTCGACGGCAGACAGGCCCAATCTGGCCCGCCTGTGGCCGGATTCTGCCGCTTCCTCCGCCCGGTTGGCGTCAGAGAGCAAGGATTGGAGCCGATCCCGCTTCTCGACCGCGCCGGCAGCAGCCTTTTGTGCGTCCTCGAGCTGATTCATGCCTTTCGACATTTCCGGAACCCAGGACAAGTCGCTGAGCCTCGCCTTGGCCTCTTCCAGACGCTCTCCGCAGACCTTCTCCTCGGCCCTAGCCTGTCGAACTTGCGAAGCCAACCACGATGCCGATCGGTCGATCACCGACAAATCCACGATCCGGTTCAACTCACGGGCCAGCTCGCCGCCCGTCAAGCTGAACCAGAACGGCGGGTCGTGCTGGCCCTGGAAATTCTCCGGACCGAGGTTCAGCAGGTTGTCGATCTCTTCGGGCACGTCCGTGCCCACGGCGTTCAACGGGGTGCCGTCGATCTTGTAGGTGTTCTGCTTCTTGTTGCGCCGGCGGATGATGCTCTTCCCGTCAACCCGGACTCCGGCTTGGCAGACAGATTCGCCGTGCCGGACAAAGCCGGTGCCCAGCGGCCGGTTGAACGCCACCCAACGGATCGACCGCAGGATGGACGACTTACCGGCATCGCTGGGACCGGTGATCGCGGTGATGCCCGGCGACAGTTCGACGTCGAGCTTGCCGTGGCGCTGAAAGTTCTTCAACCGGAGGCGTTCAATCATTCGACCCCAAGCTCCTTCTTCATCAAATCGAGAAGCCAAAGGGCATCCGCCTCATTGTCGTCCTCGGGATTCCAGCCCCGCTCCTTGGCCGCTTCAATCATCATGTCCTTGCTGGCGTTGCCCTTGCCCGTCGCATGCATCTTGATCTCGCGGGAATGCCGCATCGCCGTCTCGATGCCGTGCTCGGCTGCCCATGCCTGCAAGATGCCGACCATCCCGGCCAGCACCTCGGTAGCTGCCCCGCCTCGGAGGTGCGGCTGCTCGTAGACAACCAGATCGAACGGAGCATCCTTGAACACCCGGCTCAACCACCCCTGGAACTTGAGGAACCGCATGCCGCTCGACTCGCCCCTCGACAAGGAGAAGTCCTGAACTCCAGACGGTCCGGTGCTGTGTGCCCATCCGGTCCAGGTTGACAAGTCGAGTGCGAGAATCCGGGTGCTCATCAATCCCACCTTCCTACGAGTGACTTCATTCCCATCGACGACACCAGCTTGTTCCAACCGCTCTCCGTGACCCGGTCGCGTTTCAGATCGAACGGGCCGCATCCTTGGGCCGGCAGTTCCACCAGCTTCAAGTTGCGTTCGATCAGCTCGTGGTTGTCGATGATGTCCCGGTACTTCTTCGACTCCGTGTTCAAGTTGCCAGAAATGTACTTCGCCGCCGTCTTCTCGCCGATTCCCTTCACCCCCGGCACCTCGTCGCTGTTGCATCCGGCGATGGCTTTCACCATCGACCACATCGACGGGCCTATTCCATGCTTGGCCCGGAAGACGTTCTCGTTCACCACCTGCTTGGTCACGGGGGACCAGATGATCACCCGGTCGCCGTCGAGAAGTTGAAGCAAATCGTGGTCGCTGCTGACGACCGCGAAATCAGCACCATAGTTCACATAATGCTTGACCAGCCAAGCAATCACGTCGTCGGCCTCGTATCCCTCTTGCCAGAAGATGTTCTGAAATCCCGCTTGCGGAAGATGGCGGGTTCTCAGCCGATAGATCTGCCGGCGGAGATCGCGGCGAGCCTCCAGCTCGATCTCGCCGGCCTCGCGGCGTCGCTGCTGCCTCATTTTCTTGTACTTGGGATAGATCCTTCTGCGAAAATCGCAGCCGCCGTCGAAACAGAATGCAAATGTATTGGAACCGAACCGGTCGCCCAGTTGAATGATATCCCTCAGAACGCCATAAAGCACCCCGGTCCCGTCGCCTTCATAAGACAGATCGCCGGTCGTGTGAAACGCCCGGTGGGCCAAGTTGCTGACGTCGACGGCTATTACCAGTTCATTCATAGCGAGACTTCCGTTTGACCGCCGTGGCTTCCTCGACGCCCTTCCATGTTTCGCCAACTAGCTCCGCCAGATCTTCTTCCAGCCCCTTTTCCTCGATCTGCCGGATCAGCTTCTCCCGCTGCAGTTCCATCGCAGGGCCGATGCCCGTGGCCTTGATGATGCCCTTCTTGTTCTTCGCCCAGATGCCCTCGGCCAGCAAGTAATCCACGTTGCATCCGACATCGTCGATGCCGTGGCTGTGGTAGATCGGCACCTCGACGTCTCCCATTCTTCCGGTGATGTGGTTCTTCTTCACCTTCACCCTCGAGCGGATGCCGAGCTGCCGCTTGATGCCCCGGAACTCCCGCTGGAGCATGCCAGCATGGTACGACCAGAGTTGAGCAACCGCGTAGAACTTCAGGGCACGCCCACCGCTGTAGCTGTCCCGCTCGAACATGCTGAACGAGTCGCGGCTCTGGTTGACCACGATCAGCAAGCTGTTCATCCGGGCAAGTGGTCCCATGAACTGGCGGAGGTTGGCCGAGTGGCTCTTGGCCTTGCCGTCCGAGTAGTCGCCGTCCGACACCTGCACCTTCTTGCCGCGGGCCTTGGCCTTCTGCTTGTCGAACTTCGTCGATTCCCGCTCGCTGCTGAGGCTGTCCTGGCTGTCGAGGATGTAGATGAACGGCCTGCCGTCCTCGACGGCGTCGTCCAGGTGATAGTAGAATTCCTCGGTCGTCTGGCTGAACACGGGCTCGCCGTCTGCAACCCGGGGTGGCTCGATGCGGTCGGCACACCGCTGGCCGAAGTAGCGGCTGATGTCCATCAGCGACTTCACTTCCGTGTTGTCGTAGATCAACCGGTGCTCGTCGAACGCCGGGTTGATGCTGGCCTCGGCCATCGTCGTGTGCATGAACCACGACTTTCCCGAGTCCGAGTCACCGACGAACAAGAAATAGTGACCTGCAACCCACCCACCTTCCGGCCGTCCTGTCATGCTCAGATTCAGCAAGGTGCAGCCGGTAGACAGCAAGTTGCTTTTCGACAAGCCCTTCCCCTTCTTCGGCTCTCGCTTTGTCGTCATGGCTCGTTTCAATTCTTCGATGCTTGTGGACATGATGAAAAACCCGGCTCGGGCCGTTTCGCCAATTCGTGCCCGTAGTTTTGTTGGAAGCCGGGCCAGAAGGAGACCTCAACTACTCAACAATCACTCATCATCAGTCGTCCCAGTCGTCCCAATCATCGTCGTCGTCCTCGTCTTCTTCCTTGGACTCGGACTTGGGCTTGGCCTTCGATCGGGATTTCTTCGGCGGCTCCTCGTCGTCCTCGTCGTCGTCTTCTTTCTTGGGCTTGGGCTTGGCCTTCGATCGGGATTTCTTCGGCGGCTCCTCGTCGTCCTCGTCGTCCCAATCATCATCGTCGTCATCATTATCGACCGGCTTTGGCTTTGACTTCGACTTCTTCGGCTTGGTGACTTCGTCAGCCCCGACCGACCGGATCGTGTCGCCGTCTTCGTTTTCCAGAGTGAGCGACGTGCCGTCCCTGCTGATCCGAACGATCTCGCAAACACCCTCGTCGCCATATTCGACCTGGTCGCCCTCTTCCAAACTGTAATCAGCAGCACGTGGGTATTCTTCCAATCGTTTCTTCGCAGCAGCTTTCTTCTCGTCAGCATCATCGTCTTCGCTGGATTTCGCCTTGGATTTTCGCCGACGAGCCGGCTTGTCTTCATCGTCAGCATCCTCATCCTCGTCGACATCATCCGTCTGGAGAAACAACCTCTTGAGCTTCTCGTACGGAGTGGCAACCAGCAGACTGTCCAGGTCGGGTTGATCTTCCACGATTTCAGCGTCGTACTGAGTCTTGCGGTCGCGGAACTCGATGTCGGTGGGTTCGCACCACTTGCCTCGGTCCGATTGCTCAAAATGAACCCGGACCGTCTGGCCAGTTTCCGGATCAGCAAAGTATTCGTATTCGTCCTCCTCGTCACCCGAACGAATCTTTGCATCGAGCTGCTTGCCGAACAAGTGATGGCTGTATTCCCAGATGAACTTTTCGTCCGGATGGGCCAAATCGACGGGCAGCCAGAGCTGTCGTTCCTTCGGGGCAAGTTCTTTCAGCAGCTGCTCGTCTGCATCAGGATTGCGGGCTTCCTTTGCCCTGAATTCGCACACGGGGCAGGGCTGCTTGAACGTTTTCGCGGCACACAGATGCCAATCACCGTTCGGTCCGATGTCCCGGTGAATCCAAAACGTCCGCTCGTACGCCAATTCGCCCTTCTCGAAGAACGGATTTCCGGTGTCTTCGTCGCATCCCGTTTTGACTTCATAGCACATGAAATCAAAACGATACTTGCCGGGTTTCACCTGAAAGAACCTGTACCCATCCGGCATCCGAAGATAGTTGCTTCCACCCCCGGTGTCATGGGTTTCAACCCGCCGGCGGGCCGAAGCCCGCTTACGTTCTTTTCTTGTTCTCGCCATCTTCGTGCATCTCCCTGTGAAATTGGTAACGCGTTTTCAGATAGGCATGAGTTGCACACGATACCGTGGTATACACGATGAACGGCAACAATGCCACCAACAGCAGAATCAAAAGAACTTCAAACATCGCCGCTGGCCCTTCTTTGGGAACGACGAGCTCGTCTCTTGTCAAATTGTTCAGCTGCTTCCTTTCCATCTGTTCTCGCAACAGGTTTGCTGAAGTAATCTGCAAGATACAACGAAACTAGATCACCGAGAGCTTTCTTGCGATGATCGAGCGCTGACACGGCCCCCTGGACAACATCCATCGCATGACGTGCTTTGATCGTTTTCTTGTCAGCAAGTTGCACCTTGGGAGAAGCTTCTACAGCAGCCCGCACCAGTGCTTCCGTGACCTTGGCGACACCATGTTCCCCCGGATTTTCGCGGACGTCCATTTCCACTTCAGCCCGAACAACAGATGCGCTTGCTTTTGCCTCGTCGAAATCCTGTCTTGCATCAGCAGCAAGTTGCACATAACGGAAATACAGATTGGGCTGTTCCACCCATTCCTCGTCGAGCCTGAACCGGTCGATCTCAAAATCGCTTTGTTTCACGTCAACCATTCTAGTTCTTCCTTTTTGATTTGATCTCCCACCCATTTCTTTGCACGATCGAACTGTTCTTGAAGCTGTTGATCATTTTCATATTCAACTTACAGCTCGATGCCCACCTCCGGACAGGCGTTCTCGAAGTTGGCAGTGCTTATCGTGCGCCCCAGGCTGTACTTGATCTTTGCTTTCATGGATTGTTTTCCTTCCGATTCTATTATACCCGTCGATTCTTCTAATCTTGTGCCGGATGCACGGCATCCCAACAAGAATCGATCAATCCCGCCTTGCCAGAAGCAAAGTAGTCGTCCCGAAAGCACTTGATCACGTCTACAGCCTTGGCCGATCCCTTGCCCCCGCCCAACGCCACGGTACTCATGTAACCGAGTACCACCCGGCGGATGCCCTCCGCCTGAACATCCAACCCCTCGATGGCCTTGAGCAGTTTTGCCACATCAGGCCATGAACATCTGGGCTGCATCAGCAAACGGGCCAGATCGATTGCCTCCTGCTCAGCAATGCCGCCAGACAACGACGCCAAGGCCTTCTCCGGGTCGTCTATTCCGATCACCTGCCCGAGCAGCACCAGGGCCTTCCGGGGACTGCCGTCGGCCATGCTGACGATCTTGTCACAGACATCCTCGTTCATCCCAACCCCACACTCCTCCTCGTAGATCCGGATCAACAACTCCTCCATCTCCTTCGTCTTGAGGGCTCGGCACTTCACCTCGGTTGCCCGGGTGCGGATGGTGGGGAGCAGCTTCTGCGGGTCGGTGGTAGCCAGCATGAAGTACACATGATTTGGTGGATCTTCGAGCATCTTCAAGAAGGCGTGTTGGGCATCCTTCGACAATTGATGGCACTCGTCAATCAACCACATGCGGATCTTGCTCGACATGGGAGCCAACCGCATCCGGTTTCTTATCTCTCTCACCATGTCGATGCCACGGAAGTCGGCGGTGTTCAGTTCCTGGTAGTCGGAGTCGCCGCATTTCATCTTGGCCCTCATGATTCGGGCCAGCGTCGTTTTGCCGCATCCACTGGGACCGGTGAACAGCAGGCAATGTGGAATTGCTTTTCGTTTGCCCATGTCGACCAGCATCGCAACAGCATCGTCCTGTCCCACCACGTCTTTGAATGTCTGCGGGCGGTACTTGCG